AGTTGGCTCAGGTCATACCCCTGCTGCTTGGCGAACTCGTACATACGCTTGGCTATGCCCTTGCGCCTGTGCTCAGGTGCCACGTACACCGTGGGGTAAGCCTCATGGGATGGCGGAGCAGGGCCAACTCCGCTATCGGCAGCATAGAAACCCAGCACGGCAATAGGCTGTCCCTTCGAGTCTCGGACCACTACAGAGCGTTCTCTGCCAGGTCCGGTGGAGTATTGGGTTCCACCCTCCAGGATCATGCCGGGAGCACCCTGGCTCTTCATGTCCAGGAGAGCCTTGCCTCCCCGGTCGGCTTCTGCCTGAGACACGCTGGCTCCTGGGGCCGTTTGCGGCGCAGCAGAGGGCATTCCTTGGGCAGACGCCTGTTCTTCCTTGGCAAGCTCCTGTGCCTGCGCGAATACCTGCGGAGCCACCACCCGCGCCTCCGGTCCGAACTTGGCCACGATGTGCTCGATGGCATTGCCGAGCTTGATCGCGCCGGCCCGGATGTCGTCGGCGATCACTACCGCCATGTGGCCGATCCACTCGACATCGGCAAAGGGGTTGGAGGAGAGCGTGCTGCCGCGCTTGGCGAGGTACTCCCTTGAGGCTGCCACCTTCGCCTCCCAAGCAGAGGGCGCGAGCTTCGGTTCCTCAATCCCTGCGGCCTGGAGAGTGCGGTCGACGAACACGTCCTCGCTGCGCACGGCTTGCGGGCCGTTCGGACCCTCGACCATCATGTCGGCGTCAGGAACCGTGGTGGTAGGAGCCAAGTTCTCAATTGCATCCAGCCTGACAAGGCGCGCCGTCTCCGGATCGAGGTCTGCATAGGGCCTGCCGAAGAGGGACTGAGAGATGCGCTCACTCTCGGCATCGACCGGAGACGCAGGAGCCGCTGGCTGGGGAGGCTGGACATCGACGCTCGACTGAGGAGGTACGAAGCCCGGAGAATTAACTTCCTTCCAGAGCGCGTTTGCCTTGACTCCGTCGGTGTCGTTAAGATCTTCCCAACTCTTGCCATAACGCTGCTGAGATAGCGTCTCAAGATATTTGGCAATTTGCCGTGGACTAGCAGCCGCAGGCTGAGCAGCGGGAGCAGGAGCAGGAGGCGCGCCAGTGGGAGGCTCAGCCGTGAAGTCGATGCCGCCCTTCTCGTCCAAGCGGATGCCCTGCTGAGCCAGCCACTCCGAATACCCCGGCGCGCCGGGAAGAGGAGCCTGTGTCTGCGGTGCAGCAGTCGTAGCGGGAGTCTTCGCCCTCATCTGGACCATCGTCGGCGCACCGGGAGGAGGAGGGGGTGGTCCACCGGGAGGCGGCGGTGGTGGGGGAGCCTCAGTGCTGACCTGAGGCTGCGCTGCCGCCTTCGATGGACGAGCAGCCGCATGCGTCCCGCCTTCGATGAACATGCCGAGCAGGAAGTTCTCCATCAGCCGCCAGAACGGGTCTTTCACCGGGATGCCTAAGAACTTCTCGTGCAGGATCGCCATGATTTCCTGCACTAACTCAGTGCCGCCGCCGACACCAGCCGTAGAGAGCAACCCTTTGGTGATGCCTCTTAGTTGCAGCCACGGGCCGAGGGTGTCGAAAGCGCTGATGAGTAAGCCGGTGAAGATGCCCGCCGCCGGAGCATTGACTTTCTCCTTGAGAGCCGTGTTATAGCGCTCCCCGATATTGTTGACGGCGTTCATCAGGATGCCACCGAAAGGACCGGTAAGCGCGGTGGCCGCACCCGCAGCGCCGAACTGCGGACCCATTTTTCCCACGCCCTGCGCAAGCCATTGCGGTGCCTTGGTAATGTCGCCCGTCACGTCCTTGAGCGACGGACCCGTCTTGAACTTTTCGAATGCCTCGGTGATTGGTTTGTGTGTGACTTGACCCCACTCTTTATCGTTGACCGTATACCCCTTCTCGTATTGCAGGGGACTCCAGTCCTTGGCTTTGCCGAGAGCCTTCGGGATAACGTTGAGGTCGGCCGGTTTAGCGCCACGCATTCGCTCACCGAAGCGAATGAAGGGTTCGTCGATGTTCGCCTTCAACTGGGCTAAGGCTTGAGCGGTGCCCACCGCGTTTTCGTAGACGGTGCCCATGTTTCCCAGTGCAGCCGTGGGAATCCCGCCGACACCGAGCGCCCTCTCCACCCAGTTGGGTTGAGGAGCAGGTTCAGGCGCGGCAGGAGGTGGCGCCACGGTGAGTTGAGGCACGCCGCTGGCTCTAGGCGCAGGCGCACCAAAGACAGGCGCAGAGGGACTCTGTTGAGGAAGCCCCCCTGTTGCAACCGCCGGGGATACCGCCATGGTTGGCGACGGAGCTTGTTCCGGCACGAAGCCGGGAGGAGGCGGTGGTGGCGCTACCGACACGGGAACGAATCCAGGAGGTGGCGGCGGCGCACCAGCCGGTAGCCCCCTCACCGTCACGCTGCTCTCAGGGACAAACCCCGGTGGCGGCGGCGGAATTATCGCACGGGTTCCCATTGAGGCTCCTTACTGCGACACGGGTCTACCGGTTGCGGCATCTACCCACTGATTGGTTTTCCCATCGAGCACGATCCGCTGACCGGTTTGCGGATGCCTCAAAACCGTGGGTCCACCTTGTTGCGGCGCAGCGGCTGGCGCAGGCGGACCGACACCTTGCCAAGGTTGAGCGGCAGGCCCCCGCACAGCAGGCCCTGGAGGTGGAGGAATGATGTCAGGACCGAGCGGATTCGGCGGCTCTTCGAATCCCTTCTTCCCTTGCATCCTTTGGGCCTCCCGGTAGCGTTTCATCGCCAAGGCATTTACTTTCTTGTCATGTTCCGCCGAATCGGGTGGCTGATAGGGCTTGCCTGAGTTATAGGCGGCCTGGAGTTCATTCCGCTCCTGACCGTATATCTCGTCGCCCGCTTCTTTGAGGAAGGGCAGGAACTTTTCATTGCCCTCCTTGTTGGCTTCCCTCTGATTCCTCGCCCATCCCAAATCCAATTGGCCTTGGTGTACTTTGAGTTCAGCGGCCCTGATCTCATCGAGGTTCGCGTTTCGTTTCCGAAGTTCGGCGAGCGTCGCCTCATCGTTGGCGACCTTTCTCACATTGAGGTTGTAATCCAGGTCAGCCTGTCTGGCCCGCTCTTTCCGGTCTGTATCTTGCGAAGCGGCAGTTCCTTCAGCCGTCGTAACTTCTCTGCCCTTGTATTCTAGTTCTCTCTCCTTGAAACCCTTCTCTGCTATCCACTTGTCCTTGTCGAAGTCGTACTTACGCTTCTCGTTCTCGGACATGGCCTTCCAGCGCTCATTCTGTGCAGTGCGCTGCGCGTTCTCAGAAGTGGTGCCACTTTCCTTACGAGCCTGTTCCCGCTCCTCGAGCCGAGCCTTCCGCGCGGCTTCCTCTCTGGCAACCTGCATCTGCCGCTGCTGAGCGAGAGTGTTATACCCCGCAGTTACTGCGTTAACGGCGTTGCCAATGCCGCTTTCTCCTGGGTATCTGGCGCGAGTCATCTGTTGCCCTGCGGCGAGCGCGATACCGGCTAAGCTGGGGTCAGTCAACCTATCCCAGATACCTGGCTTCTTAGCCTCAGCAGGCGGCTGCCATGTGCCAGCACCGGGACTTCCAGGAGGAATAATCGTATCAATCAACTTGTTGTCTTTATCGAAGACGCGCTTAGTCCCATTGTTATCTTCCTCTGTATAACCTCCGTCCGGATCGTAAGTCGTTTTAGCGCCTCTCTGCGCTGCCGGTTTTGGAGTAACAGTCCCGAGAGTCTCACCGAGCGACGGCGGCATCGTGCGCGGCGCACCCGGAGTAGGCATCGTGGGTCTGCCGAGTACCTCTCCACGTTGAGCCATGCCACCGCCTCCGTATCCAGGAGGAGTGCGGGCGTTCGGATTGATCCCCGGCGTGCCGAACCCAGGATTGACCACGGGAGCAATGCCCCCGAACTTCTGCGCGAGAGCCATCAGCAATTGCGGATTGATGGGTGGTACGGCTGGCATTATCGAACTCCTGCGAGAAGCTGACCGATCGAGGGAATGGGGTTGCCGCGGCCTTGCGGCTTGAACGTGGGGGCGACGGGGGTGTGCGGGCCGAGGTGCGCGTAGGGCGCGGGCGTGGTGGTGGTGCCGCCCTGGAACGCGGCGAGCATGGGCAGCGCGGCGAGCAACGGACCCACTCCCGGTTTCTGCTGCTGCTGCTGCTGTCCTCCCGGCTGCGTCGGTCGAGGCGTCGGCGGCCACTCCCAGTCATCCTGCGTCTTGGGCTTGTCAAGAGGGCCGCCGATCCAGGGCGGAACTACGGGCGGTTTCGTCGAGGGTGGAGTGGTCGGAACCGGAGCGAAATAGGTGTAGTAATCCTTGGCACTCGGATCGGAGAAGTAGGTGTAGGTGTTGCCGCGACCGCCTGTGTCGGTGGTATCAAAGGCCGTGGTCTCAAACTTCGGATCGCCGCCGGTATCGGGGAAGTCCCAATAGGTGTTGGTATTGCCGCCACCACCACCACCGGTATCACCGCCACCAAGATCGCCGGTGAAATAGGTCTTGTAATCGCCACCGGTGCCACCCGCTTGACCGCCTCCCGGCAAGGACGCGAGGTACTGGTTGAGAGTGTAGTTGGGGTCGTATCCCAGAGTTTGGACGGGAGGTCTATCGCCCCACACGTCGGTTGAGAAAACTGGGTCTTGCCCTGGATTGACCGTGGGGTCTATCGGACCTTCGACGACCTGCCCCGTGTTGGGTGCCTGTTGACCACCACCGCCGCCTCGGCCGCCACCGGGTTCACCTGCCCCGGCAGGACCGAACGGTGGAGGATTCATGCCACCCCAGATGTAATTGGGATCAAGCCACCATCGGTTATCGGCGTAACCGGAATCGTCGTACGGATAGGGATTCGGATTATAAGTGCTGACCATATCGTCTCCTTACCCGAAGAAGTTGCCGGTGCCGCCAGGAGGTGTGCCTACGAAGCCTTGACCCGTAGTGGTCGGTGTACCTACCGTGGTGCCAGTCGGTACGATCGGCGGCGTCCCGGCGGTCTGCCCCTTCTTCCGCATCTCCTCGATGATCTGCAACAACGCCGGAATACTCAGACCGGCGCCGATGATGGCTGACGCCGTACTCGGCTGCGGCACCTTCACCTCGCTTTGCGCCTCCGCCCCGAACGGTTGCCGGATCAGGTTGCCATAGTTCAACAAATTCTCATACGGCAACCGCTGCTCATACTCGTACCGGTTGGCGTTCTCGTTCCGCTGCGCTTCCTCCTGCGCCCGGATCTGCGCGCCCACCGCACCCGTGATCTGCCCCGGTGCCGTCAGGTTCGCCTGCAACTGCGGGATGTTCTGCATCGTCTGCATCGCCTGCTGCTGAGCGCTCAGATAGCCCTGGTTCGCCAGGCCAGACGACACTTCCCCCGCCACGCGCTCGGCATCGCGCACCGCCTGCGCCTCCCCGATGCTTTGCCTCGAGCCTCCATAGCCACCGGACGCAATCCCCTGATGCCGGATGGCCGGCAGCGCGCGCGTCAGCAACTGATCGCCGATGGGTGCCACGGCCGCCGAGATGGCGTTCTTCAGGTACGGGTTCGTCGCCGGATCTCGCCCCGCCCCGAGGTTGAACTCCGCACTCTTCGTCCCGAGCTCGGCGAGGTATTGCGCCGGTGTGACCGCGGCACCGAGCTGCTTCTGCGCGGCGAGCTCGTCCTGGTTGAAATCGGCCACGCGTGGCTCGGGCGATAGCTTGGGTCCGCCCTGCTGGTAGAGCCGAGTGCTCTCGTCGACGAACTGCTTGACGGCAGGTTGTTGCCAACCTGGATACTGGCTGGTACTCGTGGATACATTACCGCCCGCAGATTTTCCCATGGTTAATCTCCTTTACCGGTGCCTTTAGGACGCGGCAGTTCATAGATCAGCGTTGTGTATGCCACTGAAAATCCGAGCGGAGCCAAGAGTCTGGCGAGGCCCTTCCTGCCGCTGGCCTCCAGCCGCTGGCATTGGTTCTCTCTCGCAAAGGCTTCGAGAGCGACGCGCGCGAAGCCCGACCAATCCCGGAATGCGGTCCCCTGCAAAAGAACGATGCGGAGCGTCCGGAGACACGGAAATTCCGTGATCTCTGAAATTATTACGCCGAGCAACTCTGCGCCTTCGCCGCTGAGCGCGATCCACACCTGCATTTTTTCAGCTGCAATCAGTGCCTTGATGCTCGACTCCGATAGTTCGCCGTTACACCAGCGCAGAGCCTCAGTGATGTATGGAACCAACCTGATCCAGACGGCTGGCTCGACGGCAGTTTCAGAGTTGAGACGGGTTACCTGGAGACGGCGTGGAGCCATCTGTTTCGCGGCTACAACGGGAGGCGCTTCGAGAATTTGAACGTTGCTCATACGGCTTCCTCATGATTAAATGAGTGAGCGGATGAATGCGGCAAACATTCACCCGCCCGACAGTCAGGAAAGTGTGAGTTTCCCAAATGCCACGAACCAAGTCTATCGTTGAACTGCTGGATAAGTACGTCCCAGATCGAGAGCCGGGACACTGCTGGAACTGGATTGGTTTCATCAATCCAGGTGGTTATGGCCAATGTACTTGGCGGCAAAAGATTTGCAGAGCATATCGGTTGATTTATGAGCACCTCGTCGGCGCTGTTCCCAAGGGCTTTGAACTCGATCACACCTGCCGAAACCGGGCCTGCTGCAATCCGGCTCACTTGGAACCGGTCACCCATGCGGAGAACATGCGCCGTGGCTACTTTGCTCAGAAAACCCACTGCCCGAAGGATCATCCCTACACTGAGGCCAATACCTATATCTCCCCGAAAGGACATCGCGTTTGCCGGGAATGCAGGCGCGAGTGGGATTACGTCAGATACCATCGGCTGAAGCTGTCGGCTTAGCTCCATCATGGGGTCAGATCATCCACAATTTTCTGGAGCCAGCCGGCATCCGCTACGCGGACAGGGGTAGCCGAGTCGATCGCCGCAGCCAGAGCTTTCGCCTCATCGGTTTCAAGTTCCACGCTCTTGGTGCCGTATCCGTTTAACATCGGTTTCCAGTTGTAGCTCTGCCCGTTGGTGGTGAACTCGGTCTTGGTCTGCTCTTCATCGGTGAGTCTGATTTTCTCCAGGAGCCGCAGATAGACACTCGCCTCCCGGAGGTTGCCCGCGTTGTGGTTGCCAACGAGGCTCCAAAGCATGATCCGCTGATAAAGAGGCAGAGTCACGGTGGTCATAAAAGCTTGTTGACCACGGCCTCGACGGCTCCTTGTAAGGAAGCATCCGAGACCGCAGCACCATCTTGCTGGACAGCCGGATCCATTACCGTGGGTGGCTGTATCTGGTTCGCCACCATGTCCGGTTGCTGCATCGCGTTCTGCGCCCATTTCACTCTGGTGTTGTGGGCGGGGACGCTCGAAGCCTCAATGAGAATCGAGTCGGAATACTTGAGGACAGCGATCTTCACGCGGCTCCGAAATTCTGGATCTGCGGTGAGAGCGGCACTTTCTAGATATGTCATATTACTTTCTCATACGATTTTCAAGACTTGGCCACCGGCAACATCCACCCAGATATCTCCCGTGGTCAATCCCGCATTGGAAGTCGGCAACCCCACCACCGATAGCTTGGTGCGCGGGAAGGCTGTGCCGATGCCGACATTGCCCGCTGACGTTATGGTTACTCTCGTCGCGACGCCGCCCCCGTAGTTGGTGCGAAAGGCGAAACCGGAATAGGTATCCTGATTCCCTGTTAGAAACAGGAAACCGGTGCCCGTATCGCGGGTGATGTAGTAATTGTCAGGACTGGAGCCGATGCCCACGCTGCCCGCATTATTCAGGTTGAATCCGGCCGCATCGATATTCTGTAGCCACGGTGTCTGGATGGAGGCTGTGGTTGGCGCTCCGGTGATCTTCGCGTAGGCCAAGCTGGTGATCCAGGAGGGGTTGGCATAGCTTCCGAGCGTCGACACCGCATTGGTCACCTGAGCAGCGGTGTAATCCCCGGTCGCCGCGACAACCGCGCCGGTCCTGGTGAATACGCTGGTGACGGCTGAGGCTGGCAGAGCGGTCCACGCGCCATCGCCTCGTAGGAAGTTCGAACTCGACGGCGTTCCGGTGCCGAGCCTCGCCACCGCGAACACGCCCGAGGTTGTATCGGCCGCCGCGTGAACGTGGGCTGCAGGTGTAAACGAAGTGGGAACACCAGTCAGCTTCGAGTAGGCGTAACTGGGAATCCAGGTGGGATCGGGATAGCTGCCGAGCGTCGACACCGCATTGGTCACCTGGGCTGCGGTGTAGTCTCCTGTGACCGCCACTACCGCGCCGATGCGTGTGAAGACGCTGGTAACGGCTCCAGCGCCGCCGCCGGGGATCGTCACCACCGTGCGCGTGCCGTCATCGGTGGCTGTGACGCCCGCCCCCACGAAGTTGAGAGTCGTTCTGACGGTGAGGGCCACGCCTTCGTCCTGAACGATGGTGTATCCGCCACCGCCGCCGCCCCCGCCGCTCATTGGATGCCACGCGCCGGCGTAATAGACGTAGTAACCGGCGCCGCTCCCCGGATTCCAGTCGGTGCCGTCAGCATAGACGAGCATGCCTTCCCGCGGCTTGGGCGGCGCCACATGCCAGACCTTATTGATCGAATCCCGGTGCCGGTCGATGTGGGACTGCTGGTCCTCGTTGACGCTCCACAGCATCTTAAGCGCCTCGCGGGGTTCGTCGGGGAGCGGCCGGTCTAGTGGCATGTCATAGCCTCGCCGTCGGCTCGAGGTCTAAGTCAAAGCCGATGAGTTTCCAATTGGCGCCCACATGGAAACATTCGACGCGGAACGAAAGATACCGGAAGGTGCCGAAGAAGCCGAGCTTGGTATCCACGCCCTGGATGAAAGCTTTCGGGGTCTGCCAGGAGACCGGCGCTTTGCGGCTCATCGAGAAGCCCACGCTGATCGCGAAGATAATATTGTCGTCACACACGAACTTGGGCCAGATCTCGCGCATGACCGCCAGGCGTCCGTGGTCGATAACGATCTCGCCGCGCGACGTTCCCTTCACCGCCACGCCGATGCGCTCGACGTAGTTGACGCTTGCATCCCCCACGTCCACGGTTTCCCCATTGACTCGAAGGCGCAGGACCGTGCTCGCCACCGCCAAGCCCTCGGAGGCCCGCTCGTAGGTGTTGTATTCCCAAGTGGTGGGATCCTGCGCCGCCCAGGTGCCTACCGCCGAGGCCCAGGAGTTGGTGTTTGGCGTAGACTTGCTGGGACCGGCGGCGATGGCGTGGTGGTTGTCTTCGATGTCGCGGATTGACCAGGTGTCAAATTGCCAATTCCATACAAGGGCGCGGTTATTGACCTCCGTCCCGCCGGTGGGAAAGCAGATCCAGACTTCCTTGGCATTCATCTTCCGGGCAACGCGCACTTTGTCGTAAGAGGTGGCAGTCAGTTGCGAGAAGAACCAGCGCTTGGTGCGGTCGTAGCCTATGCTGGTGACGCTCTGCAGATCGTGAATGACGAAGTCGTCGGCGGTCACCTGGAAGACTTTGTTGAGGAAGGTGACGGCGCAACCTTGCGCCAGAGCGCCTACTTCGCTGAAGACCCGCCGGAAGGCCATCACGTCCTGACCGCCAATGAAGGTCATTGCCCACGTCTGCACGCCGGTCATGATCATGAGCTGGTTGCCGACCTGGAGGGCGTCGATGATGCGGTCTTCGCCTTCCGACAGCGAGACCTGCCCGGCGTCGAGCGTCTCGTCGGCCACGTCCCAGGAGGGCGGAATGCCCAGCGGGTCAGCCGGGTGCGACCACATGATCAACCGGTCATCCCGCTCGCCACTGATCGTCACATCGAGAGCTACGAGGAACTCCTTGAAGGGAGTGACGATCTTAGCTCTATGGGTGGCCGGCCAATTGGGAAGATCGGCGAGATCGGTGGCCGAGTTGGGCAGATCCCAGTACTGCGGCACGTCGATGCCGTTGTTCAGGATCAAATGGTCGTTGAACATGCCGCCGTTCCAGAAATCCTGGGTGGTTCCGGTATAGGGACCGGCAAGGCGGGTGATGTCGGTCACGGTATCGCCCGTAAGAGAAATGACCTGCTGGAGGCCTGTCGAGACCCAGTACCGGCCGGCGAGGCTGTGGACGAAGAACAGTCCGTAGGGAATGGGCGAGCCGGGGAAGTTGATCAGGGTGCGCCAGGAGGGCGCTCTCTGCACGCCTCCCAGTTCGAACTGCACGTTGCGGCAGTCGTTCCAGAAGTTGGGCGGCAGATCGAACGGAGGCTGGTCGATGATCAGTCCGGTCTTGCCGACGAAGTTGACGGGAACGATCACTGGTGCCCCGCCTCCCAAGAGTGTTGCCCGAGCAGGGCGTCTTCGCCGGATCCGATGACGGCGCGGCGCGAAGATTCGAGCTTCGAGGTGGTCTCCTGCGCGATACGGCGGCGGGCCTCGGCGCGGTCCTGCCCAAACAGCGTGGCCGCCTCGTTATCGCGGATGTTGCGCGCCACATGCCACCCGGCTTCGGCAACGAGTAAGTCTTCGGCCAGCATGCTCCATTTATTCGTGCTCGCGGGGCCGGTGAGGGGATCTTGCTTGCCGTAGTAGTTGAGGCTGACCGTGTAGCTTTGGTCCGGAGGGGGGAAGAACTCGATGAAATCCTGGAAGAGCCGGAAGTTGCGGGGCCGGCCCAGTCTATCCGCCCCTGCCGTGGCGATGTGCTCGAGATAGCCTCCGTAGACCTTGGCCGGCTCGGCGAAGTAGGCGGTATCAATGGTCCGCTTGGTGATGTAGATGATGTCTTCGGAGAGTTCGATGAAATTGGCCGGCAAGAAGTTTTGGAAGAGGTTGTATTCCATCGTGATCCGGTTGAGCAGGAACCATGGATAGGGTGGCGTCTTTTCCAGCGTGCGCTGCGCCTGCTGGATCTCGGAGTAGATCATGTTGTCGATGTCGGTGCGCTGGCCCAACCTTCCGGCGAGCAGAGATTTCATATCATCGAGAGTCATGTCGCTACCACCCGAATTCCAGAACTATGCAGTAGCCTTCGGCACCCCAGCCTCCGGCAGAGAATGTACCGGCGGATACCGATCCGCCTCCTCCGCCACCGCCGCTATTGGTCGCAGCGTTCTGCTCCGCACGGGCGCCGCCCTGTCCCCCGCCTTTTCCGCCATAGAAGATTCCCGCCGAGCCGGTGATAAAAAGAGTCCCATGAGAGCCGTCTCCCCCGGTAAAGACGATATCCCCGATGCTCTCGCTGCGGGGAGCCGCGGCCGCGCCGTGCTGATAAACCGTCGTCGATGCCATCCCCCTCCGCCCCAGGCACTGAATGACCGGGCCGGGAGTTACAAAGGACGTGTCGTTGCCATGACCGGCAAACGGTCCGCCGGGAGGACTGGACGCTCCAATCGTTACCGTCGCGCTGGCAATGGCGGAGACATCGAGCCACTTGATGGCTATCCCTCCACCCGAACCCCCACCTCCGGCATAGCTCGCGGTCTGTCCATTATTCCCGCCGGCCCCGCCGCCGAGGCAGTAAATGAGAATCTTCTTCACGTTGGCCGGGCGGGTCCAAGTACCCGATGCCGTGAAGGTAACCACGTTCTTGAGGAAGGTGATCGACTGCATCACCGTCTTGATCAGACGGAGATGGTCGTCGCCTGACGAGACCGCGTCGGTCGAGAGCGGATTGGCGGGGACCAGATCCCCGATGCCCGTGCCTGTTTCAAGCCCCATGGTTTGTTACCTCCTCCGCAGCGCGCCCCTCGTAAATGACTGTGGTATTGTCCACTCTATGTTCCTCGTAGCGAGGAAGCGAATACATCTTGTTGCCCCAGTGACCGACCAGTGCGCTCGTATCGTGGTCGACCCAGATGGGGATGCCTGCTTTTTCGAGCTTCTCGCAGAACCCCCAATCTTCACCCACCCAACGCTGTTCATCCTC